AGATTGGTCGTGGCAAGGAGAAGTATTTCGACGGTGTTGTGAAACGCATCATTGACAACGTGAATGCCACCGATGCCGAAACCATAGCCGGAGGGCAGTGCATCGTATCGGGTAATACCGAGTTGACAGATGGTGCGGCGGTCGAAAAGGCGTTGTATGCGATGTGGAAGAAGTGCCCCAAGCAGATTCGTAAAAAGACCAGCCTTGCCTTTGTGATTGGCTGGGATGCGTGGGACGCTTATGACCAGTATATTTCCGATAAGCAGGTGAAATACTCGGAAAATACCGAGGTGAACCGCTACCGCTTTAAAGGCAAGCGCATCATTCCGATTGTCGGCATCCCTGAGCACACCATCGTCCTGGGTGAGTTCTCGACCGGCATGGAATCAAATCTTTGGATGGGCGTTGACTATGCGAATGATGCGGAGGTTCTGAAGATTGACCGCCTGCAATCCAACTCTGAACTCTTCTTCTTTCAAATGCGCATGAAGATGGATATCAACCTTGTACGTCCGGGTGAAATCGTAGTCCACACTGCCTACAAGAAGACTGTCTAAGACTCACTATCATTCATCAACGGGGAGGTGGAGCAATCTCCATCTCCCTTTTTCAAATCCAGAAGAATCATGGCTAAACAGAAAAATCAAATAGAAGAAAATGCGGCTCCGATAGAGGGAGCCGAGGCCTTTCTGGGAGCAGAAGCAGATACCACAGCTCTCACATCCCAACAGGAACCTGCGACAGCACCGGCACCCGCTCCCTCCCCTGAAAAAGGGGAAAAGAAATCGGTGGCAGAAGAACCGGATAGCTACACGCTTGATGTACTCAAATCATTCCCGATGAATGAATCCCTGTACGTGGACAAACACGGAGGAGCCTTTACCGCTGATACCCCCAAATTAATCCGAGGTAATGCGGTACTTTATAAAAACCCCTTTTACAAAAAATAAATCATGGCATTAGGAAATGTAATCATAAAAGACGTTGACGGGAATATCCCGTACAGCGGTGTATCCGGTCAGGAAAAAGTGACCGGGTTGCTCTTCGATGTTTCTCTCCAACCCGAACTCTTCACTGCCGGGTACGGAAAGAACAATGAGAGTAAACTTAAACTAAACGATGTCCTGTATGTAACGAATTTCAAATCGGCGATTAAGGATTTTGGTATCATTGAGCGCATAGAAACCACAGAGGATGACGAGAACAACGTCAATTTCCTACATGGCATTCCTGCGTATCATATCCGTGAGTTTTTCCGTATGTCCGGCAATGTGGATGGTAACGGCAAACTCTACGTGATGTTTGCTGATTGTTCGGCTTCATGGGACGCTATCGATGCGATGCAGCGAGTAGCCGGAGGAACCATTAACCAGCTTGGTATATGGACAGAACAACCCCTGTGGAAGTTGAACGGTGCAGAGGAAAAGTACAACCTCAATATCGTTAAAACCCTCAATGGCAAAGCGGTGGCAATGGCTGACCAGCATCAACCTTTGTCAATAGTGCTTTCGGCTAACCCGTCTAATACAGGTAGTAGCACGAGCGAGGGTAAACAGATTGACTTGAATAAGATCCCGACCGCTATCTGTGAGTCGAGTCGTATCAGTGTTATTTTCGGTCAGGCTCGTAGTTCGAAGGTGTTGACGATGCAGAAACGCAATGTGAACAACACTCCGGTAGGATTTATCGGCGCGATGATGGGAGCTGTTGCTCGTGCAAATGTTCAGGAATCGGTGGCTTGGGTTAAGATGTTCAACCTCTTTGATGATGACTTCCAAGATATTGAGTTAGGCTTCGGAGACATTAATCTGACCGGAGGAGATGAGTTTGTAAGTCTGAATATGTACGAATCGTTGTCGCCGGTATTGCTTGATGACTTGGATGAGAAAGGCTACATCTTCCCGATGAAGTATGCCGGACGTGAGAACGGCATCTACATCAGCAAAGACCAAACTTGCTCAATTGGGGACTATCGAACTATTGCCCGAAATCGTACTATCAATAAGAGCCGTCGTTCCGTGCGTGCCACTTTACTGCCTTATGTGAACTCACCTCTAATGGTCAATCCAGCAACAGGCTTCCTTGCTCCATCTAAGATTTCAGCCTTTAAAACCCTCATCGGTGATATCCTTGCTAAGATGCAAGCGGCTCAGGAGATCAGTGGTTATGCTGTCAATATTGACGCAAACCAGAACGTGCTCATTGATGACACGCTGCGTATCTCCTATGTGATTGTTCCGGTAGGTGTGGCAACGAAAATTTATGTTGAGGAGGGCTTATCACTAACCGCTAAATAATTAATGATATGGCAATTATAAATAATGTAGCTTACTCATGGTCAATGATTACCCTCTCATCGACTGCCCTTGGAATCGAGGAAGGAAGTACCACGCTTGAGGGTGTCTCCGGAATCAAGTGGAACAAGAAACGTAAGATTGAATCAAACTACGGTATGGGAGGAAAGCCTGTCTCACGTGGTTTCGGAAATATCTCCTATACCGCATCAATCACGATGGATTATGCCACTCAACAGATGCTTAGATCTACCTATGGTTCATTGATGGATATTGGTGAGTTTGACTTGATCGTGTCGTTTGCCAATCCAATGGCATCGGATGACTGGGCGACTACCACCGTCACACTTAAGGGGTGTATTTTTGCAGAGGATGGTATGGAGAGCCAGCAGGACGATACGAACATCACAAAGGAGTTCGATTTGAACCCGTTTGACATCCAGATTGGCGATGGCGATACGATTTAAACTTTTCTGAAAATAATGCCTATTCTATCTGTGAAAGTTTGATACACTTTTTGTTCATCGTTTTAATTTTATTGGTTGAAGACCGTCGCTCGTGAGAGTGGCGGTCTTTTAAAATCAACCAAATTATGCAACAAGGGCTATTCTGGGTATACATAAACACATTATTAGAATGAATGTAACTTTTGAAGGCAATTCTGCGACAGGTAAGAATCAATGGCTGACTCCACCGGAACTATTAGCTAAACTTGGGCAATTTGATTTAGACCCCTGCGCTCCGATAAACAGACCTTGGCCAACAGCAACCCAACATTACACAATCGAGGATGACGGATTGAAGCAACCGTGGTTTGGAAGATGCTGGGTGAACCCACCCTATGATACTCAGCTTATCATTCAGTTTATAGAGCGATGTGTCGAACATAAAAACGCCATTGCTTTAACTTTTTCCAGAACAGAAACCAAGCTCTTTCAGGAACTCATTTTTAAGAAAGCACATTCGATACTCTTTATCAAGGGGCGATTATCGTTTCATCATGTAACGGGCGAACGTGGCGGTACAGCCGGAGCACCATCATGCTTGATTTCTTTCAATGAAGTCAATAGCGAGATATTGAAAAGCTGTGGTATCAAAGGGAAATTCATCTTGCTCTAAACCTTTTGCAAAACATACTCCTACTCTGAGAGTGAACATTAATATTCAAAATCATGGAAGAAAAATCATTGACACTGATCCAAGAGGAGCAAATCAGAAAAAGAGCATTGGAATTGAAAGCAGAAAAGAAACTGCGTAAGGTTTATCCGATGGTAGTCTTCGGCGATACGGACTGCGAAGAAAAAGAACTATACGTGGCTTATCTTGCCGAACCTACATTCCCACAGTTCAGCAAATTCATGGCTGCCTCAAAGAAGGATGAGGTCACAGCGATGCGTACCCTTGCCAAAGACTGCTTTATCGACGGAGATAAAGAGCTCGTAGATAACGAATCTCTGTTTCTGTTCGGCCTGATGGGACAGTTGTCTGAAATCATCACCACCCGTCAAAGTACACTGGTGGGTTTATCCAAAGCTGGGAAGTAAGCGACGAGCAACGCATCCGTCAGCGGATTATCTACATCCGCCACTACTTTCCCGGCGTGAACTTAAATGACATCTCGGATGAAGAGTTTGCAATGCTTTCCGAGGAGGCTCTATGGCTACATCAGCAGATGACCATGAGTCGCGTGAGTAACACATTTCTTGCACAAACACAAAATCCTTAATTGACTCTTGCCAAGCTCCTGTCGGACAATTCTGACGGGGGCTTATTTTTTTAATCGGATTTGATGTTCTGGGGCTATTCTACACCAAAATCAGACTTATGGCCCAAGAACAAAATTATACGGTCAGTTATAAAATAGATGTAGAAGCCACTCAAGGTACGCGACAGGTTCAAGATTTTGCCAATGCGGTAAAAAGCTTGTTGATAGCGAAAAACGACATTACCCCTGCACTTACGAACATCAAGAACATGATGTCTGAGATTGATAGGGTATTTCGGACCAAGAGCGGCAAAAAACGGGATTATAACTTTAAAGTAAATATTGAGACGAGTAAGACCGAAGAGAAACTTACCCGTGTCAAAACCTTACTATCCGAAATAGGGGAATTATCCAAAGGAATCAATCTGACCATCAATGCCGGTCAGCCTTTGGATTCCAAGACGATAAAAGCCAAAGCTAAGACGCTCTTGGATAAAAAGTTGGCAGAGGAGCGAAAGGCGGCTATTGACAAAAGTGCTGCTGACTCCGTGCGGACGATGATGGATAGCCAGAAGAGCATCACTAAAGTGGTTGGCAAAATCAATGCTGCACTGGTCTCACTTGAGAAAGGCAGAGAGGTTAATATCAAAACCGATGTCGCCAAGCAGCGTCTTCAGGAAATCCTTGCTTTGATGAATCAGATAAAAGGAGCCTCAAAGATGACTCTCGGTATCGGTATGGGGTCTCCCGGCAAAGGAACAACAACCGTTGCTCCAAATCATATCAAACCGCCTTTTGTCTATAATCCTCAGCGGGATTATGTGATGCCGCAGGCAGTATCGGATAAATTGCAGGAAAGGCTTATAACCGGGCGTGCGCTCAGGGCACAGAAATCTGAGTTCGCCCGTGCTGATGAGGCTGCCAAACTGAATATGCAGCGAGCCCTTATTGAGGCTAAAGGCAAGGAATGGGATCGTCAACGTATTGCCAGAAGCAATGAAACAAACCAGCGGCGTGCGGAAGCCGAAGCTGCCAAAGCTATCCGTGAGAAGACCCGACGACAAGAGCAAAGTGCGGCACAGGCAGTAACGGCAGTAAGGCAGCAACAACGAGCAGCCACACTTGGACAAACCAACAAACAGCGGGCGGCCATTAACCGTCTGCAATATGTTCGTACCCCGTCCATCCGTAACCTGCCGATGATGCACATGTTCAATGCCTACGCTATGTATGGCATGATGCGCAGTCAGATTACTCAGGCGGTTGAGTATTCCAACATAATGACTTCGGCTCAGAGTATTCTGCGTGTAGCCGATAATGACTTGACCACCTTTGAAAATCGTTTTGCGAAGATGGCTCTCTATGTTCGTAAAATCGGCGTTGAGACCAAGTTTACTGCTGTTGAGGTCGCCGGAGCGGTCAAGTACCTATCAATGGCTGGTATGGGTATAGAGACCATCAATGAGTCAATCCGACCAATCACCAACCTTGCACTCATAGGCGATAATGATGTATCCCAAATAGCCGACCTTGCCACTAACATTATGGCCGGGTATGACATAAAGAGTAACAGCATGAATTCAGTTGCCGATATTCTGGCTTCGACTATTTCCCGTTCGAATGTGAATGTGATCGAGATGGCTGAATCTTATAAAATGGCAGCAGGTTATATGCGTTTGGCTGGCGTGGAGTTCTCCGAAAGTTCGGCGGCTATCGGTATCTTAGGAAACATGGGTGTCAAAGGTACTATGGCCG